CATTGATCTTTCTAACCGACGAAACACCTCGATCGGGCACGATCCTTTTGAATCAGATTAAACATGCTTGAATCAGACCAGATCGCTTTAGATCAGGCTCAATCAAAATTAGGAGGTGTGCCAACTCCACGTATTCACTCCAAATTGAACGATCTGCCGTCTAAAGGCCAGGAGATGATCGATTTTGCGGCTGAGGTTGGTATCCCACTTATGGAATGGCAGAAGTTTGTTGCTATTCATGGGCACAAGGTCAAGCCAGATGGTCGCTGGCATCATTCTGAAAATGGCCTGGTGATCGCACGTCAAAATGGTAAGAGCACTTTTATGATGCTTCGCATGTTGACTGGAGCCTACGTCTGGGGAGAAGGTTTACAACTTGCATCTGCTCATAGACTTACAACATCCCTGGAAACCTTTCGACAGATAATTGCCTTAATCGAAGAAAACGACAAACTTGCATCCGAGGTCAAGAAGATCCGATGGCAACATGGTGCAGAAGAATTAGAACTTAAAGGCAATCGACGTATTGTTATCAAAGCAAGCAATAACGCATCACGTGGTATCAGCAAGCCAGAAACAATCCACATGGATGAGTTGCGAGAGTACAAAGATCAAGATGCCTGGTCATCGATGCGATATACGATGATGGCTGCTAAGAATCCTCAAACGTGGATTTACAGCAACGCAGGAGATCAACATTCAGTTGTATTAAATGCTTTACGATCCAGAGCCTTAGCGGCTTCCGGTGGTGCAATAGATGATATTGGTTGGTTTGAATGGAGTGCAGAACCCAACACTCCTATCACACTTCCGTCAGGTGAGCCGAACTGGGATGCGTTCGCTCAAGCCAACCCTTCACTTGGAATAACAATCCATCCCGACAATCTTCGCGCCGTAATAAATGATCCACCGGATATTGTGCGCACAGAAGTTTTATGCCAATGGGTTGATACGATCAATTCAGTTGTAGATGCTCAAAAATGGCAATCATGCGCAATTGATCCGATTCCGCTAGATCCTGAGAAAACAATGTGGATGGGATTGGATTTAAGTCCAGATCGAAAGTTTGGTGCTTTAGTTGCAGCGCAAAGAATGCCGGGTGAAAGATTTTACGTACAACTATTGCATACTTGGTCAAATGATTTCTCATTAAATGATTTAGCAATTGCAAACGATGTTGCCCCGTATTATCGCAAATACCAGGTGGAAACGATTGCTTACAGCAAAAGAACTGCAGCAGCCGTTGCAAGCCGTTTACAACAAGCCGGAATACCTACAACCGATATGGATGGTGCCGTTTACAGCGAATCCTGCGATCGTTGGCTCGGAGCCATTAACAGCCATCGTTTACAGCATGGAGATCAAGAAGAATTAAATCAACAGGTGCTATCTGCTGCAAGATTACCGTATGGAGATGGAGCCTGGATTATCGGTAGGCGAGCATCAAGAGTTGCAGTGTGTGCAGCCGTTGCAACTGCCCTAGTTTCATACTTTGCGACACAAGTGGAAACAGAGGTAGATATACAAATCGGATAAGTCGGACATAAGGTATAATTTACGCCAATGGGACTATTCGATCGCTTTACAACAAAACAAGCAACTGATCCGCTAGATGTATCGGCGGCACTTGCCCCTTACAATTCACAACAACTTGTTGGCGGCATTCTATTTGGAACCACAACTGCATCACGTGAAGCCTACATGGCAGTACCTGCAGGAGCACGCGCTAGAAACATTATTTGCTCAACAATTGGATCTTTACCACTTGAGCAATACAACCACTTTACAAATGAACACGTACGACCAAACAGAGTAATTATGCAACCAGATCCACGTGTTGCCGGATCAGCAATTTATGCATGGATCGCAGAAGATTTATTACTTTACGGAGTTGCGTACGGAATGGTTATGGATGCTTATGCATCAACAGATGCTTCACGTATTCGTGCCTGGACAAGAATTGCACCTAACAGAGTATTTGCAAGTTTAAATGCATTATCAACAGAAATTGAATATTACACAGTAGATGGAATGCGTGTACCTCCGTTTGGTTTAGGATCTTTAATTGTATTCAATGGTTTAGATGAGGGAATTCTAAATCGTGCAGGTCGTACTATTAAAGCAGCAGCAGAACTAGAAAAGGCTGCAGAGATGTACGCAAAAGAGCCAATGCCACAAATGGTTTTAAAATCAAATGGCACAAATTTAACTCCAGAGCGTATTTCAAGATTGCTTTCATCCTGGACACAAAGCCGTCAAACAAGATCAACTGCATTCCTAAATGCTGACGTTGAATTACAAGCACTTGGCTTCGATCCCGCAAAATTACAACTAAATGAGGCCAGACAGTACTTGGCTTTGGAAATCGCCCGTGCGAGCGGAATTCCGGCAAGTTTCGTATCTGCAGAAACTACATCAATGACTTACTCAAATATGACTGCAGAGCGCAAAGCACTTATTGATTTTTCACTTCGTCCAATACTTACAGCAATTGAGCAACGTCTAAGCCAAGCAGATTTCTGCCCTAATGGAATTGAAACCCGATTTGATATTGATGATTTCCTACGTGGATCAGCATTAGAGCGTGCACAAGTTTACGAGATACTAAACAGAATTGGTGCGATGAGCATCGAGCAAATACAAGAGGAAGAAGATCTAATCCGATGAAAATCAATTTCCCAATAACGCTAACTGCAGCCGATAGCAATAAGCGCACAATTTCAGGTAAGATCGTATCCTGGGATGAATTAGGTATGACCAGCGCAGGAGCGACTGTATTCCAGAAGGATTCAATCGATTTTTCAAAACCAGTTAAATTATTACTTGAGCATGACCGCACACGTCCAATTGGTCGTTTAATGGACATTACAGCAGATGCTTCAGGTATTGAGGCAACATTCAAGGTTGCAGCAACTATTGCTGGCGATGATTCATTATTAGAAGCAGCAGAAGGTTTAAGAGATGGTTTTAGCGTTGGTGTAAAAATCAACGAATGGAAAAATGTAGATGGCGTATTACAAATTAAATCATCTAGCCTTCAAGAGGTCAGCCTGGTAACAGAACCCGCCATTGATTCAGCCCGTGTCGCTGAAGTTATTGCGACAGCAGAAACAGAGAATTCCGAAGCAACCGCTACGGATGAACAACCACAGGAGGAAAAAGTGTCTGAGAATATTTCAGAAGCCCCTATCGCATCCGAAGCGGTAGAAGCGGCACAAACCACTCCAGTAGTAACAGCAAACTACGTTGCTTACACAAAGCCACGTGTTAACGAGAATGTTACTGCAGGACAGTATGTTGCAGCACAAATCAAAGCAGTACAAGGCGATTCAGATGCACGCGATCTAATTGCTGCACTAGCAATCGGTACAGTTACAGAGAACACAGGAATGGTTCCACCTAACTACCTACGCGATGTAATTGGTGTTATCGATTCTTCACGTCCATTCATCGATTCAATCGAGCGTGCACCACTTCCAGCATCAGGATTAAAGATTTTCACACCTGTACTAGGAGCACAAGCAATCGTTGGAGAAACATCAGAGGGTGCAGAGTACGCATCACAAGATACTGCAGTTACTTTCCAAGAGGACAACATCGTTAAGTTTGCTGGCGCAAACGTTATCAACCAAGAAGTTTTGGATCGTTCAGACCCATCATTCTTGGATCTTTTAATTCGTGAACTTGCTGCATCTTATGCACAAAAGACTGATGCTTACGCATTAGGACTTGCACGTGATGCTGCAGCCGCTTCAAGCGGATCAACAATCTACAAGTCTATCGCTGATGGAATTGCAGATTCATACAACGTAATGCGCTTTACACCAAACCGCTTAGTTGTAGCACCAAACGCTGCAGGTACAATCTCATTCGCTGACCTACTTGGCGCAGAAGATGATAACAAGCGTCCATTATTCGCAGCAGCAGTTCCACAAAATGCTGGCGGATTAATTTCACAAGGCTCAACACAGGGAACAGTTGCAGGACTATCTCTAGTTGTAGATCCTAACTACACAGGCGACAAGTTTGCGTTGGTTTACCCATCACAAGCAATGCGCTTCCATGAGAGCGGATTGTTTGACATTCGTGCAAACATCGTTGCAAATGGTCGTGTTGAGATCGGCCTATACGGATACGCAGCAGTAGTTAACCGCTACCCAACAGCATTCCGTAAGTTAACAGTAGCCTAAATCAAATAGTGCCAGGGGTTGCTCCCGATCTCTGGCATCTTTGTAATGGGAGTTAAGGAGAAGACATGCCAACAATTATTACTGCCACTGAGTTAAGAGCAGTGCTTGGTGTGTCTTCTGCCTTATACAATGACGCATATCTAAATGAAATAATAGATACTAGTGAAGCGATTATCCTTCCAATGCTAGTTTCATTTAAAAGCCCGATTCAAGAGGCTGCTTTAGAAGATAACATCGCAACATTTACAACACTTGGTATTCATGAATTTACAGAAGGTCAATCAGTAGTTATTGCAGGATGCGGAGCACCTTACAATGGAACACGCACAATCTTGGAAGATAATCTTGGACAATATACATTCTCATGCGCCATTACAAACGCAGATGTGGAAAGCGCAAATATCATCCCATCCGGAACTGCTACCTTATCTTCAGCATCAACTTATGTTGGCAACCAACCAGTCCGCTCAGCAGTATTCGTAGTTTCTTTAGAAGTATTCCAATCTCGCCTTGCAGGAGGAGGTCAGATTGAAGGCGTAGATTTCACAGCAACACCTTTTAGAATGGGCAGATCATTATTTAATCGATGCGTTGGATTACTTGGTCCATACATCGATGTTGAAAGCATGGCTCACTAATGCCATCAACAATTTTATCTTCAGTTAGACAACCGCTTGCAACAGCACTTGCAACAGTAGCAGGTAACGTTTATTCATTCGTACCTGAATCAGTAATTCCACCTGCAGTCGTGGTTGTGCCAGATAGCCCTTACCTAGAATTAGAAACAATTAGCAAATCTGCTATTCGTACAAAGATCAATATGACTATTTCAGTAGCAGTTGCTTACAACTCAAATCCAGCAAGCCTGGACAATATCGAGCAACTCATCCTAAGTGTTCTGGCAGTTATACCAGCAGGATATATCGTCAGTTCGGTCGAAAGACCAACAGTAACGCAAGTCGGAGCAAGTACACTGCTTATTGCAGATGTTCGAGTTTCTACCTACTACACACAAACCGCATAAGGAGAAATCATGGCCACAACAGTAATCACAGGTCGCGATATTTCGTTGTCTTTCACAGGTGGAACAGACATCGAAGCACAAGCGACAAACGCAGTTCTAACCAAAGAGTTTGATCGTCAAACTTTAGATGGCGAAGCCTACAAAGTTGTAAACACATCAGGCACATTCCAATTGGACATGCTTGCTGACTGGGGCAAGACCTCATCAGTTTGCGAAGCACTTTGGACTGCATGTGATTCATCACCAAACTCAGAAATTAGCATTACACTTACAGCAGCATCTGGAGCACAATTTGTGTTCCCAGTATTGCCAGTTTACCCAACCGCAGGTGGCTCAGGAGTAGATGCTCAAACAGTATCTTTCACATTCCCAGTCGCACGTGGCGAAGTTACTGAAACATTTAGTTAAAAAATAAAACGGGAGCAAACAAATGAAACTACCAATAACAATTGAATACAACTCAGGAGAGCAAGCAACATACATAGCCCAACCTCCTGAGTGGGCAAAATGGGAGAAGCAGACAGGAAACACGATTGGACAAGCCAAAGAAAAGATTGGCATGTGGGATCTTATGTTTTTGGCTTATCATGCCCATAAGCGTGCAATTGCTGGAGACAAACCAGTCAAGCCAA